CAGCTTGGATGAGTATACTGGAGCGACTGCTGTACCAATACCCACCGCATTGTTCGTCGTGTCCACCTTCAACACGTTCGTGTCCACCGTCAGATCGCCGGTGATGGTGGCGGAGCCAGCGGTGACAAGTCCGGTGACAGTCAATGCTCCACTCGCGGTTGGCGAGGATGAGAGGATGTTGTTTGCGCTGATACGTTTGGTCGTACCAGATGCGGCCATCGACGTATCGGATACATCGACTACCGGAAACATATCGTTGACTGGATCAGCAGCAGTCAGTGCCGTTAGTGCTGTAATTTTAGAGTCTGCCATAGGTCAGTTGGATTGGATTGCGAGTTTGAAAAGGTCTTCCTGTTGCAGAAAACCAGCGTCTTCACGCAACAGAGAGTCGAAAGTGCCAAAGGTGATGACGATTTTTCCGGTGCCGTCTTCTTGCAGCACAAAGAACTCGTCCTCTTGCAGAACATCTCGACGCAGCACTGGCGCATCAGTGCCACCGGCTTGACCGGCAAACAACCGATTGAGTGCTATGCCGATTGAGATCATTAGGCTCTGGCGTTAAACGCTACAACAGAACCGGATGAGATTTGAAAGCCAGTGATGTTGCCCACCAGCGGGAAGCCAGCAGGAATGGTCTTGGAGGTCCAAGTGCCAGATATTCCAAATCCAGTGATGCTGGTAAACACCGTCGGCTCGGTTGGAATCAAGCCAGCCCAGTTGCCGGTCTGAGCGGCGGTTGTAGTCACCAGCGCGAAGCCTTCTCGGCCCATGCTGTACTCAGTCGAAATGTCTGCTTGGACGGCCATAAAATTGTGTTTCGGTTAAAGGGAGGGTCACCAGCGTGTCCAGCGACCCTCCCAGTTTTGGTTGTTTAACCTTTTCGGATCTTCGGTGCAACGCTGCCCTGTATCCACAGGATCAGCTTTGAGCCCTCTGCAATCTTGGCAGTGTTAAAGTCGGTGCGCTGGGCGGCTGCATCGACTTCGGGACCGGCGACAATCTTTGATTTGCCTGCCTTGTCCACTGCAATGGTCGTGGCGATTCTCATGACTTGGCCGATTAGGCGGTGGTCAGGATCTCGGCCTGGGTCGTGTCCGCAGCCGCGGCGCCGAACATGATGTCGTAGGACGCCATGTGGCTGCGGCTCGCGCGGCTGTACCAGACGGAGAGCAGGCAGCTCAGGCCGTTGGCGGTGTTCACGGCGCGTTGCTCGAGGAACTCGCCGGCGATCATGCCGACCGGCAGGCCGGAGGCGATGGCGATGGCATCAGGGCCGCATACGAATCCGACCGTGTTAGTCTCGGCCGAGGTCCAACGGTTGTTCTCAGCGATCACATCGAAGCCGAACCGGCCGTTATTCAGGGGGCCGAATCGGCTGTCGGGCATAGCCACGGTGCCGGCGGAGGCGGTGCTCTGGCCGGAGAACTGGATGCGAGCCAGGTGGCCACCGTCCAGGATGAGGTTCTTGCTGCGGTAGTTTTTCGCCAGAGCGAGGATCGCAGGAAGGTCCGAGCTGTCGAAGTTGGCGGCGGAGCCGATGCCGGTAACGGTGCCGTAGTTACCAGTGACCATGAGCGCGGTCAGCACGTCGCTGATGCCGTAGGCAAACAGGTCGGCAGAACCGGCAGCCAGGTCGGACAGCATGAAGCCCTGGTTAAGCTCCTGCTGGGTGACCGTGAAGTTCTTCGAGATCTGGTTCACGGTGACCGCGGTGGCGGCCAGTGTCGAATCGTTGTTGGTTTCCCAGGACGTCGGGTTGGTCTGGGCAGCGGTGCCGGTGGTGTACTTCTTGACCTGAACCGAGGCGCGGGGCCGGAGGTTGTCCAGGCCGACGTTGCGGCTGAAAGCGGAGACCAGGGCCAAACGAGTGGCGGCCACGGTGATCACTGCGTCGGCGAGATAATCAACAACCAGGCCCGAGGCGAACGTGTTGGCGTTCTGGGGGGCGTGGATGGCGCTCTGGCGCAACAGCTCGGAGTGGTTGGCCACCAGGAACTTGCGGCGGTCAGCACCGGCCTGAAAGCCTCGATGCTTCTCGAGCAGTGCATTGCCGAGGTTTTCGATGCGAACCGGGGCGACGGGCTCCGGTGCAGGGGCGGCGGTGATGGTCTTGGCGCTGATGGCAGCGGCCACGGCCTTGGCGACGATGGCGTCGATGTCGAGGGCGGTCGGCGCACTAGGAGCGGCCGCCACCACGGTGTTGGAATCAGTCATGTTGTGTGGTGTCTGCTGTGATGTCGGCGCGGTTGTCGCGCCATCGTCGGCAGCGTTAGTGCTGCCGGTCGAAAGTGTTTTGTCTGTGGTTTCGCCCTCCTCGACTTCGAGCTGGGCATAAAGCGCTTTGAACCAGTCACGGCCGGCGGCACCTCCCCAGAGGTTGGCAGCCACGTCAGCCGGCGTGTTGGCTTCGGCCTCGAGGAAGCGCTCGTTGCGTCCCCACCAGGCGTTGGCTGTTCTAACCTTGTCCTCGGTGGGCGCCTCACCGGCCACCAGGGCCTCGGCGTCCAGGACGGTTTGCTTCTCGAGGCCATCACCGGCCAGGCCTTCGGCATACTGCTCGAGGCCGCGCCGGAGGTTACTTCGGACGGTCTCGGGGGCGGTCTTGGTGACAGCCCGAGGATGCCAGCAGGCGGCCATGGCGAGCTGCTCGGTGGTCTTGTCGGCCAGACCGAACTGGATGGCCTCCTGGGCGGTGAACCATGTTTCCGCGGTCATTGCCGCGCGGATCTGAGCTGAGGTCTTGCCGGTGCGCTTGGTGTAGATGCCGGCCAGGATCTCCGCGTGCTGGTCGAGGGCGTTGGCCATCTTCCGCATATCGTCTGAGGTGCCTGCCACCATTCCAGACGGGTCATGGATCATGAACAGCGAGGCCTCGGCCATCTCGATGCTGTCACCTGCCAGGGCTATAATTGACGCAATCGATGCGGCGATGCCGACCACCCGGGTTGTCACCGGCGCCTGCCGGCCTCTGAGCATATTGTAGATGGCCAGGCCGTCCCAGACGTTGCCACCTGGGCTGTTGATCTCGACCACCAGGGGGCCGGGGCCTACAGACTGGAGAGCATCGGAGAATGCCTTAGCAGAAATGCCGGAGCCACCGAACCAGTCTTCACCGATCTGGTCGAAAATCTGGAGCACCGCCGGCTCATGGACTGAGGCTCGGGGGCTGTAGGAAAGCCAGTTGGTTACTTTGGTCATTGGGTTTTCTTGGCTCTGGTTTTCCGCTTCTTAGGCTCGAGCACCGCAACCACCTCTTCGATGGGCTCGGCCGGGATCGGCTCGGGCATTTCTTCTGAAGGGGGCTGCTCTAGAGCGGCCGCGGCTGGCTCCGGTGCTATCGGTTGCTTCTGAGCGGTCGAGATCTGTGAGACGTCCAAGCCGTACTTAACCGCCAGGTCTTGGATGTAGCGTGCCTGTTGAGCCTTGGCCTCCAGGGCGGATCGCCAGTCGATGCCTCGGGCGCCGTAGATCTCATCGTAGGTGGTAATGCCGGCACCAAGCTCGTTAAGTTGGGCGGCAGAGTTGCGACCGACGTCGACGTTAGGGGCTCGGGGTGCCTGGATGGCCACCTCGTACCAGTCGTCAGGGCTGTCCCTGAGTGTCGGATCGGTGCGGATGGCGTATTCCATCACATATTCCCAGATACGACGGGCGGCCGAGGCCATCACCTGGTGCCGGCTGCGGAACCACACCGAGGACATATCGAGTGAGCCCCGGTAGACGGTGCCCTGCATCGACTCTGGAAAGACCAGGACGTAAGGAATACCGACGCCAGCACAGACCTTCTCGGTCAGGCTGCGCCAGTACTCACGCATATTGACGTTCGGGCGGTCAGCGCTGAACTGCTCGAACTCGTCGCCGGTCTTCATGACCTTGACCGAGGCGCCGAAAATGTTTTCGTAGTAGTTCTGGGCAGTGCCCTGGGATCCAGCAACACCGGATCGGAGGCTGGTTGCCTGCACCTCACCGGAGCTGGTCTTGATCACCTGGGCCACGCTGGAGGCGAGCTTGCAGGATTCCATCTCGAGCTTCTGGAGGTCGTCCAGGTCGTGAAGGTCGTTGATCACACAAGCCACAAAAGGCAGGCCGCGGAGCTGGCCGGCACGCTGGGCCTCGTAGATGTGGACCACCGAGTCGGAAGAAATGGATCGGATGTCGGTAAGCTGTCCCTGCTGCTGCTCCTGGCCGCAAAAAAAAGAGATGGCCCGACCTGTCTTGGGGTCGAACCGGACGCCATCGAACACATCGGGAAGACCCTCCTGGCCATTAGGCGTGGAGACTTGCTGCGGCTCAATGAGCTGCAATCGGGGCCGGCCGGTCTCGCCCTTGGTCAGGAGGATAAAGGATTCACCGTCGTAGAACCAACCACGAGCAGCCAGCGACATCAGGGTGCCGAAGGATTGCCGGGATCCGATGTCAGGGTAGCGGCTCCAGGTGTCCCACCACTTTTTGGCTCGGAGATTCCACTCGGGATTGGAGCTGGCCGGCTGGACCGAGAAGTTGCTGCCGACGGTGTAGTTCTCGAACAGGTCGCCCAGGCGATTCATCACCGCGTTGTTCTGCTCGAAGAATCGGCTCTTTCGGACGATCTGCTGCCGGGTAGAGGCAGTCACATCGAACCGCACCGAGGTGTAGCTGGTGTCCAGGAAGGACCGGCGGATCGAGTTGGACGCGCCCTCGTAGCGGTCGACAGGCGCCGACCGGAACTTGCTCAGGATGGTGTCGAGGAATCCCATCAGCTCATGCCTCGATAGCTCGCCTCACGGCGGAAGTTGGAGAAGTCACCGCCGTAGGATGTCGCAGCAACCAGAACCACGCCCACCATCTTGGTGTAGATCTGGGCGTCGGTGGGCGTAAGGTTGCCGTCCTGCTCGAGGTAATAGACGGCCAGGTCGTAGTCATCGACCAGGCTTTCCCACATCTCGACCATCTCGGAAGGTGTAGGGGCGCCCTTGCCCGGCTCCGCAAACTCTACCGACACATCGGAGGATGATGTCGACCGGACCACCTGGCCGGACTCGATCACTGTGGCCGCGGCGATGGACTTAGCAGCCAGGGCAGCCAGGAGCGTCACACCGCCCAGTGTCGAGTAGACACTGCGGAGATAGGCCCTCTTGATGGCTACGGTAAACGTGAACACCTCGGGCGGATCTTCACCGATCCCAGGGTGACTTCAATAGGTTAGCTGGCTATTGACTCGCTTGACGTAACCAGATCATTCCACAACATGACCATGGCGAGCTGCATGATTTCGCAGTCGTGCAGATGGTCGGGCCACTTTTGGTTGCGCTTAACCCAGACGTGCTTGATGCGGCCAGCGCGGTTGGCTTGGGGTCGTAGGACGTGTGAGTCCAGGTGGCGCCAGTAGAGTTCAGGGTCGGCGATGTAGGCTCCTTCGGCCTGGACGCTGGGCGGATCCTGATGGACGCCCCATTCGCGGTCGATGTCGCCCTTCCTTAGCCTGGAGAGCATATCTCGGAGGTGCTCGGTGTCGAACACCAGGAGGGGCTGCACCACGTCGGTCCTCATCGAGGATGATGTCGACAGACCGAAAGGATGCACCGCCCCGGTGGCTGCTGTGAACCGGGCGCCGGTCTCTCGGCCTTTGAGCGGCATCCAGCCGATCACCATCGGCTTGCGGAGGCCGCCCTCGGGAGGGTATCGGAGGCCACAAGGGAAGTTGATCGGGTTGGATGTCACCGAGGAATAGGAGGCACAGGCGTCGTAAACCGTCTGCGTGTTGAAGCCGCTGTCGATGCCGACATCCATGTCATGGACCTCGAGGGCCACCTGCACCCGTCGGAGGGCTGCGAAGTCGTCGGCATGGCCGGCAGCAACCAGGGTAGAGTTGCCGTCTTTCCACTCGCGGCACACCCACCAGAGGAAGGGCGCCACGGCCTGAACGTCGGCGGTCAGATAGCGGCGGCCGCCATCGACGGTCACGGTGGCCGCGGTCTCGGTGCGCTCCTGCTGCACGTCCTGCTGCTCCCAGGGCTCGGCCAGGTTGCCGTTGATGAAGCCTTGGAGGCCGGCCATCGATGCCTTGGCCTCGAGGAATGAGACTGCCAGATAGCCCCAGGTGCACTTGCGGTCGGGGCTGTAAAGGCTGCTCAGGTGGTAGGACCGCACACCAGGCATGGCGTTGGGATTCTCTGGGCGCCATTGGCCATGTCGGAGGGCTGCCACCTTGTGCGAGTCGGTGATTTTGCCCTGGCAGAGCTGGCAGACGTAATGGGCCGAGGCTCGGATCTTGCCCAGGTCGTGCTTGCCGTCCTCGGCCTTGGCGTCGTCCCAGGTGACCTGGCGCCATTCGAGCTTGATGTACTCCCGGCAGTGTGGGCAGGGCAGGTAGTAGCGGCGCTGGTCACCACGCAAGAATCGCTGCCAGATCCGGCCTTCGACCACCGTCGGTGTGCTGGTCATAAAGGCCTTGGAGCTACTGAAGCTCTTGAGGCGCTGCTCGGCCAGGTCGAGGGCGTCGGCCTCCCGGGCGGTGGCCTCGGCGAACTTGTCGACCTCGTCGGCGATGAGTACCCGAACCGGGCGGCTGGCTAGGTTGGCCGGGCTGTTGGATCCTACGAAAGTCAGGGTCGACCTGGTGAAGTTCTGCTCGAGGTTGGTGATCTTGTCAGCCTCGGCCGGGTAGCATTCGAGCATGACCGGGCTGTCCTCGAGCATGGGCAGCCAGCGGCTCTTGGAGAATGACCTGGCGAGGCTCTCGGTGGGCATCAGCCACAAGGCCGGGCTCGGCTCGTTGGCGATTAGCCAGGCCAGGCCGGCCATCAGGGTGGTCGTTTTGCTGGTTTGGCTGCCCCAGCACAGGGTGACCTCGTAGACCGTAGGATCCTTCCAGGCCTCCATGGGCTCCCTGGTGTAAGGTCGAACCGATGTGCTGAATGGCCCGGGGTGCTCGGTCTGCCGTTGGGTCAGCCGGAGCGATGCCTCGGCCCAGTCGACCACCGTCTGCATCGGTGTCGGCCGGTAGAGGTTGCGGCGGTAGTCCAGGAGGGAGCGCTGGAGGTCGGTCAGGATTTCCATGGGTCGGTATTGTGTAACGTCTTAAGGCAGACCTCCTGGACCCACCTGGTCAGCTCGCGCTCGGCGTGCTCGGGGTCATGCGGTGCAATACGGCCGGAGAGCTGCTTCGGCATGGCCTTGATCAGCGAGGCCACGGCGCCGTCATGCTCCTGCATCACCCGGCGCACCCAGTCGCCAGAGACCAGACGACGCTCCTTCTCGGCCTGGGTAATCACCTCGTCCCTGGCGCTTGTGAGGTTCTTGGCTGCCGCGGCATGGATGGCGACCAGCCGGCCGGCGTCGGCTCGACCACCGCGGAGGGCATCGACTGCCAGGTCATAGGCTGCACGCTCGATTTGCCGCTGCCTTTCGTAAGCGCCTTCTGGCGAGTCGGTGGCGGCTGTTGCGGTGTTGAGAGGGGTCTCGGCTTCAATAGGCCTGTAGGGGCCTTCCTGTTCGATTGCGGTGGGGTCCGGTACGTTCTTCTGTTTAGGAATAGACTTAGCGCGTGACCTAACGTGTTGAGATCGCCAAAGGTCGGCCGACTCAGGTGAGTCCATGGGCATCCCTTGGGATATAAGCTGTGCGACCCGCGGCTGGCTTATACCGATGCGGTCGCCGTATTCCTTTTGTGTCATGGCTGCAAGGCGTCCTTGATCTCCTGGGGCATCATCGAGTCGGGCAGGTTGCCTGCGAATTGGAGGGCTCGGAACACACCGTCGCGCCGGCTGTCGTAGTTGCTGGGCACCAGGGAACCGACGATCTGCTCTGGAGTGGTGCCGTTTTTCATCAGCCGGATAAACCAGGCGGTGTTGGCCAGGCCGAACTGGTCGACAAGGAATTGTATTTGGTTAGGCATAAATTATTTGATGAAAGCATTACTCGCAGAAATTGATAGGGGTCTCGCGTTCACC